CGTTGGCTTCCGTCAATGGTGGGGCGAGTTTGTCGAGTTTCGCCGCGGCAAGATTAAGGGTCGTCATCACCCGCTGACCGATCAGGCCGCGCGGATCATTCTCGGCGAGCTGGCCGCGGTGAACGAGTGGCAGGCGGTCGAGGCGATCAAGACCGCGATTGCGAGCGGCTACATCAAGCCATGGGTGGACAAGTTCCGCGGCAAGAATGGCGCCGCGCCGGTTGCCCCTGCCCCGCAGCGCTCCGGCCCCAGCGCCCTAGAGCGCAGCCTGCAGCGCGCAAGATTGGAGGCGGCATGACTGCCGCCCAAACGGAACCATCGTCCTGCCGCAAGGGCGACATGGCTGAAATGCTTTTTGCCGCTGGCGCGATTGTCCACGACTGGGAGATCTACATGCCCTTTGGCCACGCGCAGACGACCGATGTTTGCCTGCTAAGACCGTGGACGACGCCAATCAAGGTGCAGGTCAAGACGGCATGGTGGGATGCGTCGCACCAAAGCTATGCGGTGTTTGTAAGGAACGGCAGCAAGCAGGCTTACGCCTTTGGAGACTTCGACGTCCTTGCGGCATACCTGTCAGACATCAATCAGTTTGTTTTTTGGGCGTTTTCCGACATCAGCGGCAGGCAGAAAATCCGTTACTCCCCAGAGCGGCACCGGAAGCCAAGCAATTGGGAACTGCTAGACGATGTCGCAAAATCTCTCGCGCGTCCTAATAACTGATTGCCCCCCCCCCCCACTAAGTTATCAATTTTATATTAACCCCTCGGACAGCAAATGTCCTACCCCCCTCTTCATCATTTCCCACACACATGAAAAAGCGCACAGCTAAAACCAAGTCGGTTCAGCCCAAGCTCGCTGAATACACCATCAACATGGAAACCGTCACCGCGTCAGTGGACGACGCCAAGGCCACCCTCGACGCGCTCTACCTGCTGCTCAACGCGGTCATCGAGCGGCTCGCCGAAGAGCAAGGGAGGGCCAAGAAATGAACCCTGACCTAGTGGTCGGCGAGGTCGGCTTCGGCGCGAACTTCGGCTCCTCCGCGGAGCTGGAGTTCTACCGAGCGGAGGACAAGCGCAACTCGGCCGAAATGGCTAACCTCGAAGCGGAGAAGCGTGAGCTGATTAAGCGCGTCAATCGGCTCAAGCTCGTCTTGAAGCGGTGCGCGGCGCTCTCTCCCGACGTGAGCGACGAGAAGCACGAAGCGCTGCTCGCCGTGGAGGAGCCGCTGTGAGCGCCGGAAAGGGCGACGCCCCGCGGCCGGTAGACGGCTCAAAATACCGCGAAAACTGGGACGAAATTTTTTGCAGAAAACGCTTAAAAGTTATTGCCCCTACGTCCGCATTTGTCCACACTTGCCCCCACCAAGAACCCACGGCTGCCACCACGCCGAGTGACGTAGAAACGGCAGCCCATGCGCAGTGAACTAAAAGAAACTTTACGGAACGTATGGCCCCACGTTGCAGAAGATGTCATAGCGGTGGACGAAGCGTGCGACCGCTGGCTCAAGCGTCGCTACGAAATGCGGCAGCGACGGAGGGAGCGCAATGAGTCCGGTGCAGACTTTCATCTACCTAGCTTTCCTCGCCCTGCTGGTTCTCGCCGTGCTGGCAGCGAGTGATGACGACGACGACAACTTTGTATGAAAACCACTACCCCACAAAGCCCAAACACCGAGAAGGCTGTGCTCGGCACGCTCATGGCCGAGCCGAAGCTCGCCGATGAAGTTGCCGGACTGCATGGCGATCTTTTTTACACTCCGGCGCACCGCGCGATTTTCGACGCGATCAACGAGATCCGCGCAGACGGCGGTGTTCCGAATATCATCGCGGTCACTCAGCGCCTCGACGCGCAGAAAAAGCTGACCTTTGTCGGCGGCGCCGGAGCCATCACCGAGTTTCTTATGCAGGCGTGCGGCGGTCTCGCTGCGCTCGAATACCATGCTCAAACCCTGCGCGACCTGCACGGCCGTCGCTCGATTATCTCCGCGGCCGTCGCCATGCAGGCAGCGGCTAACGACATGGCCGCGAACGCCGACGAGGTGCTGCAGTCCGCCGGAGAGAGCGTCTTGTCGCTTAGTCTCGGCGCCCCGACCGACTCGATGCGCAGCGCGGCCGACATCGTGCCCTCGCTCCTCGAAGAGCTGGAAGCGCTCATGGACAACAAGCAGACGCTCGGCCTGCGCACCGGCTTCTCCGATCTGGACCAAGTCACCGGCGGTCTGCGCGGCGGCACGTTGAGCATCATCGCTGGACGACCGGCCATGGGTAAGTCGGCCTTGATGATGAACATCGCGGACAACCTGATGCGTCGCAAGGTTCCGGTGCTCTACTTCTCGCTGGAGATGCCAGCAAACGAATTAGCCGCTCGCGTAGTGTTATCGCGCGCGAACACCAACACCGAGCTGGTCCGCAATGGATTCGTTGATCACGCCGGAAAGCGCCGCATCGGTTCCGCCGCCTTGGATTTTTCCGGCGAGCCTTTGTACATAGATGACCGCTGTGGCATGAGCCTCTTGGACATCCGCGGACGCGCAAGGCTGGCCGTTCGCAGGTGGGGCGTGAAGATTATCTTCGTCGATTACCTTCAATTGGTAAGCCACGGCGGCGCCAAGAGCCGCGAGAACGAGGTCGGCTTCGTCTCGCGCGGGTTGAAAGCCATGGCCATGGAGTTGGGAGTTCCAGTGGTCGCCGCCGCGCAGTTAAACAGGCAAGCGGAGAACCGGCCTGACAACCGGCCGAAGCTCTCCGATCTGCGCGAGTCGGGAAGCATTGAACAGGACGCCGATTTGGTCGCTCTCGTTCATCGCCCCGCTTACTACGCGGTCGCCGACGAGGAGCCAGAACCACAGGACGCGGAGCTAATCATCGCCAAGCACCGCGCCGGACGAACCGGCACCTTGAATATGACATGGCGTCCGAGCCTGACGCGCTTCGACGCGAAGACTCCTGTCAGCAACATCGTCTCCGCGCCGCGCCTGACCGACGAGGGCAACAGCGTCTACGCACCGGACAAGCAACTCTGGGAGGCCATCAACGAATGATCAACTCCCGCCAGAAAGGCGCCTCGTTCGAGCGCGAGGTTGCCAAGGCTCTGACCGCCGAAGGTTTTCCGGCCAAGCGGGGCGCGCAGGTCTCGCAGGGATCTTGGGGGATCTCCGCACCAGACGTGATTGTGCCCTGCTTGCCGGATTGGCACTTCGAGTGCAAGCGCCACGGCCGCGCGCGCTTCGACCTCGATGCGGCCGTAGATCAGGCGCGCCACGATGCGGGTTATTTTTACGGCGGTAGCCGCAAGATCGCCGTCATCCACCGCAAGGATCACTGCAACATGCTTGTCACCATGCCCTTTGAGGACTTTGCCGCCCTCCTGCGCCACAGCGACTTTCCCATCCAACCAAAAACACCAACCACAAATACATCAAATGAATAAAACCCTAACCACACCCGCTGGCATCGCCCGCTATCCCAGACTCAACTCGCCGGACACCAAGTTCAGCGAAGAAGGTCAGTATAAAGTAGACCTCGAAATGTCCGCCGAAGACGCGGAGCCGTTTCTCAAAAATATCGAGGCCATGTTCTCGGAGTTTGTCGCCGACAAAAAACGCGAACTGAAAAAGGACAAGCTCAAGACCCACGCGGCACCGTGGACCGAGAACGACGGCATGGTGCAGCTCAAGCTCAAGGTCAAGGCGACCGGCAAGAGCAAGGACGGCGAGACGTACACGCGCCAGCCGAAGCTGTTTGATGCTTCCGGTCAGATCACCAACGAAAACATCGGCGGCGGCAGCAAGCTCAAGGTCGCTGTGGTTCCATACTTTTGGTACACCGCGTCGCTCGGCGCCGGAATCACGCTGCAGCCCAAGGCGGTCCAGATTCTGGATCTCGTCACTTGGAGCAGCGGCGGCACGGCCGAGGCTTACGGCTTCGAGGTGACTGAAGCCAAAGACCAGCACGTTGAGCGCGAGCTGCGCGTGGCCAAGAACGGAACCAACAACGAAGAGGTCGAGTGGTAGCCATGGCAACCACTGCACGCAAAAGGGGGGCGGCAAAACGCCGCTCCCCTTCGGCCAAGGCCGCGGAGCCTGCGCCGGAGCGCTTCGCTGCAGACGGACGCAAGCTCGTACGTTTGGAGAAGCTGAAAGCGCACCAGAAATATATCCTCAAGGACGGCACGCAAGTGGTCGGTGCTTCGACTATTTCTAAGATCGGCGATGACCAGAGCAACCTCATTCACTGGGCATGGGGTCTTGGCAACAAGAACCAAGACTACCGCAAGGTGCGCGACCGCGCGGCCGACATCGGGACGATCACGCACTTCTTAATCGAGTGCTTTTTCCACGGTTGGGTGGCTGACCTCTCTGAGTTTGCACCGGCCGACGTCGAGAAAGCGGGCGTCGCGTTCAATAACTTCCTGTCGTTCTGGAACGAGCAGGGTCTCGCCGTTCTTGAGCCGGAGGTGCAGCTCGTCAGCGAGCAACACTTGTTTGGCGGCACTATCGACGCGCCGTCCGTAGACAAGGAAGGCCGCATCGTGTTGCTCGATTGGAAGACGTCGAGCGGCATTTACCTGTCGCAAAAGCTGCAGCTCGCAGCCTATGAGCGCCTGTGGAATGAGAACCGGCCGGAGCAGAAGGTTCAGCGCCGCGCGGTCGTCCGCATCGGCAAGGAGAAGGCCAACGATCACAGCATCGAGTGGATGTTCTCTTCGGACAACGAGTGGGATCTGTTCAAGGCCCGCCTCGATCTGCACTACGCGAACCTCCGCTACAAGAAAGCCGCCTGATGCCTCGCCGCAAATACATAGCCATCATCCGTAGGAAGCTCGGCCGCGAAAAAGCGGACGGACTCACTATGGGTGATGGCCGTGTGTTCATTGATCCGCGGCAAAGCGGCATCAACGAGCTGGACACCATCGTCCATGAGTTGCTGCACGACTGTTTCCCCCACCTGAGCGAAGAGGCCGTCGCCGATGCCGCCGGAGTCATGGCGCGCAGCATGTGGCGCGACAAATGGAGGAGGGTCATGGAATGACGTCCGCAATCCTCATCGCCTTGGTCGGCCTGCTCTATTTCGCCGTGGCCATCGATCAATTTTGCATACAGCACAACTTTTGGGCCGGTGTCGTCTGGTTTGGCTACAGCGTTAGCCAGATCGGTCTTTGGCACATGACCATCCGGCCATGATTCATGAGTAAATACAGCATTATGACAGACGAAATCGCCGAAATCGACAAAACCATTGCCCTGCTCAAAACGCAGCGCACCAAACTTGTCGCCGCGGCAGCAAAGAAGAAGGCGGATGCTTTGTGCGCGGAGATGCGCAAGCGCAAGCAAGCCAAATGAATTTTCTGATGGCAAAAGCGGGTTCGTGCAGGCGCGCATGGTGGTGTGCGCCTCGGAGCAAGCCGGTATGCCCAGCCCCACGGAGCACGACCAGTGGGGCGCCATCAAACTTTAGAGCGTCAGGGAATGCGGCGGACGTTGTGGTCTGGTCATTTCATACCCCTGCCCC